CGGTTCTGAGATATACTTCAGGAGTGCTGAACGCTATGACAACATCAGAGGTTACACATTTGATTATGCTATAGTAGATGAGGCAGCATATATGAAGGAAGAAGCATGGTCCACTGCTATAAAACCAACATTAGCAGTTAGAGGTAAAAAAGTATTATTTTTATCAACACCCAAGGGCAAAAATTGGTTTTACAATTTATATCAATTAGCTAATGCCAACGTTAATTATAAATCATATCAAGGTCCAACTTCAACCAATCCCTTTGTCAAAGAAAGTGAAATTCTTGAAGCCAAAGCGACGCTTCCATATAATATTTTTCGAACCGAGTATTTAGCTGAGTTTGTAGATGATGGAGGTGAAGTATTTGTTAACCTGAGTGCTAACAGTTTTAACCAATGGCCTAAACCAAATGGTCAAATATACTGTGGTATTGACTTAGGTAAACAAAATGACTACACTGTAGCTACATTTGTAGATAATGCTGGGAATACGGTTGATATTTATAGGGCTAATAATAAGCCATGGAATGATATTATAAATGAATTAATTGCATATTTAACAAGATACTCCGCTAATGCTTATATTGAAGTAAATAGTATAGGTGATGTAGTGTTTGAACAAATAAAGAAACGCTATAATAAAATAGAACCATTTGTAACAAGCAATAAAAGCAAAACCGAAATAATAGAAGGACTGATATTAGACATAAATGAAGGCAATATCAAAATACCCAATAAAGAATTATTCAGCCCACTATATAATGAACTCAGTGTATTTACATATGAATACAGTCCTAAGACAAGGTCAGTCAAATATGGTGCACCATCGGGACATCACGACGATACAGTAATTAGTTTAGCATTAGCAAACCTGTGTAGAAAGAAGCTTCGCAATCTAGGAAAATATTCTTATATTACTGGGTAAACATTTTGTTGAAAATAACCAACAATAAACATTTATAAAATTTAACTAAACTTTAACAATTGATATATATAACATGCAGTTAGTGATTGATGGAAGGGAATTCCAAGTACCAACTGATTTCACCATTAAAAAATGGCTTGAAATACAAAAATGGACAAGTGACCCTGATAAAGTATTATCTATTGCTATTGGCTTACCTTTTGATGTAGTTAAAATAATACCTGAAAAAACTAAAACATTAGCTATAGCATTAATCACTGCTGCACTATATCCCAGTTGGTGTAAGACAGTTAAACCTGAATTAATTAGTTTTGATAACATGACACTAGGTCAATTTATTGACTTAGAAGTATTTGTAAGTAGAGGTTATCAAAAACACATTAAGGAAATCATTAACATACTGCATGATACTAAGGTTAATGAGGATGAATCATTTACTGCATATTGGCCTAGTATTGAATTGTATCTTAAGTGGAGAATAACGTTATATAACGCATACAAAAACCTATTCAATATAGGCGGTGATGATGAAGATGAAGATGATTATTCCGCAGATATTAAAACTGATTTAGCTTACGGTTGGTATGATAATATAATGGTTTTAGCTGATGAAAAATTTCTAAACATTGAACCTGTATTACAACAATCACTTGTATCTGCTTTAAACTATTTAGCTTGGAATAAAACCAAAGCTGAAAAGGAAGCTGAACAACTTAGACAATTAAAAAGATGATATATAAAGATATACTTGACAGGCTAGAAACAATAGCCAACGACCATTTGTTTATACAAAAATTTGGCTACGGTAACTTGTCTGATATTGAAGTACCTGATAATGAAGAACCACCATTGTATCCTTATATGTTCATAAACCCTGTTACTGTTTCTCAAGACAGACGATTTATGAACTTTAATTTTAACCTTATTATGATGGAACAAGTCCCTGATGGTGAGGATAATGAGATACAAGGACAAGATGAATGTATAACCTTTATTCAAGACGTTTTAGCTAAGTTTACAAATAGCAATAACAACTATTTGATGGATGTTCAGCTACCTGTTACAATAACACCTTTCAAAGAACGATTCCAAGACAGTGTTGTTGGTGCAACTGCTAACGTAACAATAACTTATGCTAAGGCACTTGATTTATGTGACCCAAGATTCTCATGAGTGGGTTTGATGATAAAGGTAGTATTAAAAGGTTTGAAAATGAAATTTCAAACACTATTACAGGTTTAGAAGGTGACATACCCTCTAAACTTGCTAACTTAGCTGCTTCAATTGAAAGCCAACTTAAATCAGGTAACTTTAAAGATAGAACAGGTAACTTAAGAAGGTCAATACAAGTAGGAATTATTGATAACAATATTTCTATTGGCATGCCTGCTTATGGCTATTATGTAAGCTTTGGAGTTAAAGGTAAAAATAGAGACAATACATTAGGTTTACCACCTGAAGTTGCTTCTGCATTTGGTGTACCTGAAGGATATAGATTTGGCAGTAGTAAAGTGTGGGGTATTGATGCTAGAAAGTTTTACCCACTTAACATCGAAGAACAGCTAATTGATATATTAACCCGAACAACTGATTTATAATGCCTACAATAACATTCGCTAAACAACCTGAAACATTAGAATTAGCATATGGGAAAAATATTGTTTCCCTTTATGACACTGATGAAGATGGATTAACATATGTAGCCCGATTGCATGCATCAGGTGCTGCTAGTGCTTCATTTGAAGTTAGACAATCTCCTAATATGGTAGGATATGGTCATTTTGATTTACAAAACTTATTAAAAACACAAGTTGAGGGCAACCCATATTTAGAATCAATTGCTAAATTAACTACTTCATCTTACGAAACATACGAATACCAAATTAAGGCAGGTTATGTTGGAGGTACTAACAATACAGTCATTATACAAACATCATCCTCTTTAAAATATGTTTTCAATGGTAGAAAAGATGTTACAGCAGTAGATTGGGTTGATACTGAATATGTTCCCAAATTGAACTCAGGTTCATTAGCAGGTATTGACTTTGTAACTGTTGTATCAGTTCAAAAAGCATTAACTGATAGACATATTGATTCTGTTTTAGGTTCAGCTATTACTGATGGTAAACCATCTTGGTTAGGTGCTAGTGAAGTGGTTTGGAAATTAAATAGACAACCTGATGACCATTATACATTATCATTCCTAAATGCTTGGGACAATTTCAGCAATGGTGCCCCAACTTATCATAATGGTATTGCTGCTTTTAGAATAGCAATTTATTCGGGCAGCACTGAGTTATATAATGATGTAATTACTAACATTGTTTCAAACGGTGGAGGACCCAACACTGCTGCTTCTGGCCAATCAGGTTCAGTATTTTATCCTTACAAAGCAATTAGCATACAAGCAGGTGACCTAAACACATTGTTTGACACATACGCTACTGCAACTCATTATTACATTGCAACTACTGCTTGGTCAACTAAAAACTTCTCAGCATATGCTGAAACAAGTGACATTTATAGATTTGACATTGATGAATGTGTAGGTAATGATTTTGATGGTGTTCAGGTAAGTTGGGTTAACTCATTTGGTTTTAGAGATTATTTCCACTTTACAAAACGTGTAGATAATAGGGCATCAATCACTAGAAAAACATTTGATAAATTAGATGCTAACTGGGGTGGAACAAGCATTACAGTTGACAGTGCAGCTAGAGGAGAACAAGTATATAACCAATCATATGAGGAACAATATACTATCAATACAAGATATTTAACTGATGTAGAAGCTGCTTACTTGAAAAACTTATACCTATCACCTGATATTAGAGTGCGATTTAAGGGGCAGAATACGTGGGTATCTGTAATACCAACTACAAATGAATGGACTAGCCGTACATTTAAAAAAGACAAGTTATTCCAATATTCTTTAGGATTTAAATTTGCTAACCCAATTCAATTACAACGAGGATGATTCAATTAGTAGCAAACGGTATCTTTTTAGATTTATATGAAACTGATGCCCCTAAGTTAACATACAGTATTGAAGACATTACTGACACTAAAATTACTTCTGTATACAGTAAAAGCTTTAGGGTACCCGCTACTAAAACTAATACTAAGTTTTTTAAAACAGCATTTGATATAAATGGTTTTGACTTTGATATTACAGTTAAAGTATCAGCTGAGTTATTAGTTGATGGTATAACATTAAAGAAAGGTCAAATACGACTACAAAAAGTTTATATAACAAATAGTTATAATGCTGCTGAGTATGAAATAGTATTCTTAGGTGAATCTAAAACATTTTCATCTATAATAGGAGACGATTTAATTAACCAACTTGATTTAAGTGAATATAATACTCAATTAACTTGGACTAATATTTCTCAAAGTTGGCAAGCATGGCCTGGTAATCCTTTAGACCCAAGTGTAGGTCCAAGTGGTTTTGCTGGGAGTTTAAATGGTGGTTTATTTTCAGGTAGTATAATATTTCCCTTAGTTGATTTTGGTAACACTTACTCTGCTAGTGTACCTGAACAAGCTACTATATCAATGAGGGAAAATAAAACATTTACTAACTCAGCTACCCCTATAAGATATGATAGGTTTAAGCCTATGGTTAGGGCTAAAGTTATTTGGGATAAAATATTCAGTGGTTCAGGTTATACTTATACCTCTGAGTTTTTAGATTCTAATTTCTTTCGCACAATATATTTAAGTGCTTGGGGTAATGAAGCATCTATAACTCCATTATCAGGCAGTGTTAATACATTAGAAGCAAGAGGAATATATGATAGCAATGTTGCAGATTCTCAATATGTTTCTTTAGAGGAATTAAGACCTGATTATGGGGCGGTATTTGACCCTAACCAAAATTGGAATGATACTAACAATTACTATGTAGTACCTGAAACTGGTGAGTATGATTTGATAGCCAGTTTTGACCATTTAATATATTTTAAATATAGTCAAGTATCAGCTTTAAACTTTTTATTAGGTAACTACGATAGTAAAATCACTTTTAAAATAAATAAAGTATCAGGTGCTACAACAACTACAATAGCATCAACAACATGGTATGAAGATACTGAAAATAGCACTGGTGATAATGTTTATACAAAAATTTCAAGTATTAGGGCTATTGAAGGTACAGTAGCAGTGTTAGCATCTAATGTCTCTTTAACAGCGGGAGATTATGTGTATCCTACTATAACTTGGTTAGCATCTGAAAATACTGATGTTGAATATGTAAAACTATATTTAGATTCAAGTAAACCTTCATATTTTAAAGTTACATCAGCCCCACCTACTACAGACATAGCCATAACTGCCCTTTTAAAAAACGATTACAAACAAATTGATTTTATTAAGGATATATCTACTAAATTTAGATTGGTATTAGCCCCTGATAGTAGTGACCCTAATAATTTTATAGTTGAACCATGGAGTCAATATATTGGTACTGGTGATGTTTTAGATTGGACTGGTAAACTTGATTTGTCTAAAGATATAACAATTGAACCTACTTTTTATACTCAAAAGAAAAAAATAGTATTTAAAGATAAGGAGGATGGTGATTATTTTAATCAGTTGAACAAACAATTATATAACGAAACGTTTGGCCAATTAAATTTTGAATCTCCAAATGATTTATTAAGTAATGAAAGACAAGTAACTACAAATTTTTCTCCTACTATAATTACTCAACCTAGGGATTGGAATTATAGCTTGTTTCCAACTGATGAAGATTCATTTTACTGGTATATCCCTCAGGTTTGGACTAAAGATAGTGGTGAATATAAACCAATAGTTCCAAATTCAAGATTATTGATTTATGGAGGTATGGCCCGTTTAGGAACTGATAGTTGGTATGTAAGAGATGAAAGTGATACAGTTCATACTATATCAGATTTTTATCCTAGGGTTTCTCCTAACCAACATGATGG